CACCTTGTTGCACATGGTTGCATGCTGACCCATACTGTCCACTCAATTGTGGGAAAAAAGTGGGAAAAAATGAGACAGCTTTCAGCGCGGCAAGTACAAGGAAAACTGGTTCCTGGCATGTACCGTTTGGACACGAACCTGTATCTGAAAGTGCAGGTTGTGAAGGGGGCCACATACAAAAATTTTGTGCTGCGATACACGGCTAACGGCCAGCGCACGGACAGGTCTTTAGGCAGTACAAAAAAACTCACCTTGGTGGACGCGCGAACGAAAGCCGATGACCTGATGAAGACTTTGACAACTGATCAAGTTGTACCAGCCGAACAGCTGGTCAAAGAGAAGCGGGCAGTGGCAGACAGCGCCCGTCGCGCGGACAACGCGAAGCTGACGTTCCGCGAGGTGGCAGAGGAGTTCATTGTTCGCGTCAAAATACCCGCTTGGAAAAACCCCTATGAGAGTGCGCAGGATTGGCGTGGGCGATTAGAGCGATATGCCTATCCAGTCCTGGGCGACATGCCCATAGATGAGATTCGGAGAAGCGATGTGGTCGATGCTTTGCAGCCGACATGGATCAGCTTGCACGACACGACTAAGCGCGTCCGCTATTACATTCAGAACGTGTTCGATTACGCCCTCGACAGGGACTACACCGAGATCGCAAATCCAGCGACCGCGCGAATCACAAAGTCGCTGCCCGAATGGACCGGCAACGTAAGGCATCAGCCAAGCCTGCATTTTGAGGACGCACCATCTGCCTATAAGGCGCTGCTTGAAAAAGCCAGCCAAAGCAGCGTTGCTCTGCAGGCGGTTATGCTCACTGCGCAGCGGCAAATTGATGTGCGCAAAATGAGATGGGATCAAATTGATTTTAATACCGCCGTGTGGAATGCGCTAATCGCAAAAAAAAGCAGAAAGCATTCTAATTTTTTGCTGGAAGTTCCCTTGCCGACGCAGCTTATGGACACATTGCTGCGATTGCGCTTGGCGTTCGATAATTACGAGGTCAAACCGACATACGTTTTCGAGAGCCGTGGTGCCACGTCATACATTAGCGAGACGGCAATGAGGAAGACGCTTAGTGGTCTGGGATGTGTGGAGCGTGGCACCGACGAACCTGTCACAATGCATGGCATGCGCACGACGTTTAAAGAGTGGAGTAGGTTTGCACGAACCGACGCAGACGAGATTTCAGAGCTTCAGCTGAGCCACATAAAAGAGACTGACACTCGCACTGCTTATGCCAGGACGACTTTGCTAAACCGTCGCGCCGAGCTCATGCAGGAGTATGCGAATTATCTCGCAGCCTAGTGACTAAATCTTCGCACCAGGACTCAACCTCAGAGCGCACAAACATCGTGCGGTTGCCGTAGACGATAGGCTTTGGAAACTCTCCAGCGTTGAACTTGCGCCAGATAGATTGACGCGACAATGTCGTCATGGCAGTCACATCTTTATACGTCAGGAAACCTGCACTCACGGCTGCACCTCTTCATCTATCCACCAGTTCAAGTAATCGCGAGCCTTGCGCAAGTGCTCGACGGTAGGCTGGCGGTGGTGATTGGCCCGCATGACATACTTCAAGATGTTGCCCTGGCAATAGGCTTTGAACTGCTCACTGTCGAGCGTGTCGCGGATCACCTCGATCACCTCGATGCTGCCCTGGGTGTAGTGCTCTGGCGGTTTGCGCAGCGCATTCCATTCGCTTGGCGTCGCGTCATCAATGCTGTTACTCATTCAATGCCTCGCTTTCTGTGCGTCACTTCTCCGTCAACGAGCTTGTAGCGGTTGATGATGTTATAGACGCTGTTCTGGGCCAGTGACGTCATCCTGGCAATAGAGACCTTGCGCACGCCATCGGCCCAAAGCGATAAAACCTCTTCGATTTGCTGCTCGGTCAGCGCGCGGTGAAACTGGCGGTTCTTACCCTGCTTTGGCATCGGCTTTATCAGCCGCCGGGCTTTGTCTTGCGCTTTTATTGCGCGGTAAAATAGGTCGCTCATTTTTGCTCCGAAAAAAAGTGCCGCCTTCGGCCACGCGGACGGCGCGCGCTGGAATGGGCAGAACAGGAGAGAGCGCTGCCCAGTAGCCTAATCAAAATGGAATTTCCTCAATGAAATCGGGGCACTCACCTACGCGCGGCATAAAGTCAGCTGGTGGCCTAGCCCAGTGTTTTTCGCAAAACCCTGGTTGACGTTCCATGTACTCGCAAAAGAAACAGTTCTCTGGCTTTTTCTCGCGGGCACGTTGCTCTGCCTTTGCTGCGTCACGCATCTCAATCAAAACTTGAGCCCAATCATCACTCATTTCTTGCGGAACCGAGTGCGCCACACGACGAAGCTGCCGTCGCCAACCTGCGAGGTCGTAGTGCCGGCTTTGTTGGCTTTGAAGAAGTGAGTCATGGCATCGCGCTCTTTCGCGTTCGACACGCGCACTGCGTCGCCTACCTTCATTTTTTTAAGGTAATGCGCCCATTTAGCCGTTTTATTGAAGGTTTTTCGGTTTGGTAAATCGACTCCGCTTACCACCTCACCAATGGGTAATTCTTCTAAATTCATTTGCCTACTCCCGTTAGTCGGGCATCGAATTCAAACTTCAGCCGGTCAATCTGCGCGTCGCCAATCAGTTCTGGTGCTGCAGATGTAATCTCGATCGAGCAGTATTGACCGTGGCTGTTAGTGAATTCTTTGCCATTAATTTTGTTGGTGTACGTCACGCCGTCATCGTCTGCGTCGATGGGCTCAGCCCAGTTAGCGAGCAATGGCGGTATGAAATTGTGGTCGTCGCAGCCAGTGCGCTGCATCGATGCGTCAAGGTGCTTGTCAAACTTGTCGCAGTGCCATCGGCCGTCGCCGTCCATCGTTGGCGTTGCGTGGGCGCAGGTTCTGCAGTTCATGGCGGGCGTGTCGGTGCCGTGGCACAGGTCGTAATAGTCGCACCACTTGCACTTGAACCAGCTGGGGTCGTCACTCATGCGCTCAGGCGGGCGGTCGCTAGTGATGATGCGCCTAGCGCGATCGAGCATGCGCTGCGCATGGGCTGCATCAAGCGGCACGCGCTCCAAGTACAAGTCGTCGTCATTCTTGTTGACGGCCATGTAGAGCGCCCACTGCACGTCCATCTTGTGCATGTAAATTTGCATCTGCGTGTAGTGCTGCGGCTTCGATTCCAGCACTCCGCGCTTGACCATGTCGGCGAAACTCTTGGCGTTGTGAGTCTTAAACTCCAAGACGTGCGGCTCGTCCGGCGCGTCGGGTAAGCCAATTCCCATGCCATCAAGCGAGCCACCAAAGTGCCCGGCGTGATCTGAAATGCGCCATTGCTGGTTCGTGTCCGGGTCAACTTCCCAAACAGTCACGCCGGCGCGGCGCAGGTAGTTCACGAAACGCACTTCTTCCGTCTCACCGCGAGCGAACAGGCGCAGCAGTCGCGCGCCATGCCGCTGAGCCTTGACCCAGTGATGGCCATACCAGAGCTTGCGGCTGCATTCCTCGCCAGCAATCGACGCGCCAAAGTGAAGCCGGCCAGGCGCTGAGTCCTGATCGGCCTCAATCCCGCCGTTGATAGCAGCAAGCGTTTTTGATGCAGCGAGAACGTCCAATGCTACTTGTCCCAGGGCTTTTTGCCGGCATCAGCGGCGGGTGCTGGTGCAGGTGCCTCTACTGCTGGCGCGGCTTGCGCTACCGGCGCAGCCGGTGGCGGTGGTGCGGAGCCAGCTGGTGCTGAGTAGCCATTTACCGTGTTGCTCGGGTCGAAGCCGTTAGACGCCTCACGCACTTTGACGTAAATGTCGATCGGTTTGTAATGCAGAACTTCCGTGTCTTCAAAGTCGTCGTGGCCGCAAATCGTTGCTATTCGCGCCAAATCTCGCTTTGCATACTTCTCTGTGTCTTCCTTCGGGTGATCTACGTTTAGATTTTCCCAAACGTAACGACCTTCGTGCTCACCCTTCGTAATCTCAAATTTCAACTTGAGGAAGTGGCCAGTTTTAGCCTTGTTTTGCCTGTAATCGCTTTCGATGATTACGGCAGTGTAGGTGCCCTCTGGCACAGGTTTGCGGTCGTTTGTGCCGCTTTCATCAAGATCAATACCAGCGGTGCTAAATTGAAACTGGGCCATTAGGCTGCTCCTTCAAGTTTTTGGTTCATTGCGGTGGT